GCGGCTTCATCGGGTAACACATCGCAGTCGGTAAGGATAGCAACAACAGCTTTTATAAGAACTAAATCTATTTAAAAAATTAAATAAAATGGCAGAAATTATACAAGACGGAACAGGTAAAAGTTACGGTGCTAAAGTAGATATTGATGGAAGATTGCACGTAGATTCAATTGGTACGGATAGAGAATCGTACAGCTCGCAAAATGGTACTTCATTTAATTTGAATACAGGTCGTATTACCTTAACAAATGGTGGTGCAACAAACGCAGTAATGTATGTTAAGAATAATGAAAACTATCCTTTAGTCCTTACTAACTTCTTTTATCAAACAGGAGCAAGTACAGGAGGTTCGGGCAATATCTTTGTTGACATTATTCGCAATCCATCAGCAGGTACTATCATTAGTGGAGCAGTAGCAGGTGAAATAAATGTGAATAGGAATTTTGGAAGTTCAAGAGCTTTAGATGTTACTTTTTATAAAGGTGCAACAGGTAATACTTTTACGGATGGGCAAATAGCTTTAGAATCAATTTTACCTACAGCAACACAACGAGTGGCAGTTTCAGCAGGAGCTATAACACTGCCTAAAGGTTCAAGCGTAGGTGTATTATTCACAACACCAACGGGTAATACTTCTATGATTGTTGAATTTGCGATTGCTTGTTATTTAGAAACTGAAGAAGGTCAAGTATAATGTTAAAGACAAGTTTACACGATCAAAAGAACGGACATTCACTAGCTATCGAAGAAGATGGTTCGGTGAATGTTTACGTCATTCCTCAACCACCAAAAGAAGCTGAACAGATTACTTTGCCAATAGCTGAATACATGAAGCTAAATGGTACAGGTGCAACAAGTATGGTTGTTAACGGTTCTGTAACTAATCAAGACTTTTATGTAACTGCGAGGGATTACGATGTTTATATCAATACGATAGTTTTTGAGATAGCAGATGCAGGGGCTGTGCTTAATCAGTTTGGCGCTTTAGCGGCTTTAACAAATGGTTTAGAGTTCTATTACTTTAATCAAACGCAAGGAAAGTACATCATAGAAAGCGGATTAAAAACTAACTATGATTTTGTAAAGTTAGCCAACTTTCAGCCCGCTTATGGTACAGGTAACGCTGCTTTTCAATTAACTAATGCCATAAGCGCATCAGAAGCCTATGTAGGTGTGATTGATTTAGAAGATGTGTTTGGGTTACAATGGGGATTGAAACTTAAAAAAAACACTACCGATAGAGTTGGCTTTATTGTTAAAGACAATATTACTGGGCTTGATGCAATGACAGTTAAAATTTACGGGATAAGGGTATGAAACTAGAAACAGGAGATATATTACATTGTACAGGCAAAGGAATAATAGCAAAAGGTATAATGAAAGCTACTAAATCGAGCGTTAGCCATTCAGCTTTATTTATTGAAATTTGGGATAAGCCTTATATTATAGATGCTCAAAAAGACGGTGTTAATTTAAGACCTTTTGATGAGTGGGTAAAAAAGTACAATTATAAGTACATTGTTCATAGATACCCTAACCAATTCGACAAAAAAGAATTTAGTTTAAAAGCTATGACAAAAATAGGCAACACAGCTTACGATTTTGAGGGCTTACTAATTAAACAACCTATCGAACTATTGACAGGTAAATACCGAAGAAAAGGAAACGAGGAAGAAAAAATGTATTGTTCAGAATACGTGGCGTGGTGTTATGGCATTAATGAAAGTTACAGAATGAGTCCCGAAGATTTATTGCAATGGTGCAACAAAAATAAATTTATAACGATATGAAAGCAGAAAGAAAAACAGGAGGACGAAAAGGAGGAAAAAAAGGTTGTCTATGTGACGACGGAACGTACAACTCAAAATGTTGTGACGGTGATTTTAAACACGAGGGTATAGGACAGCTTACAGGCGGTACAATTTCTAATATAACACCTAAACCAGCACCACGTGTTAAAGTGTCTTAAATGCAACAAAAAATATATATAAAGATATTATAGTATGAAGAACGCGAGCAAAATTTTAAAAACTATCATGACGAAATTAGGCATGGAAGTTAAGTTAGAGCAGATGAAGTTAGCAGACGGTGTAACGGTAATCGAAGCTGATTTATTCGAAGCTGAAAATGAAGTATTCATTGTTACTGAAGATGAGCAAAAGATTGCTTTACCTGTAGGGGAGTACGAACTTGAAGATGGTAAACTTTTAGTTGTTGCAGTTGAGGGAATGATTTCTGAAGTTAAAGAAAAAGAAGCAGAGGAAGAAATGCCAGCAGAGGAGGTTGCAGAAGTAGAAGCAGAAGCAGCACCACAAGCACCAACTAACAACCAACCTAAAAAGGTAATTGAATCTACGGTTAGAGAATCACATTTCTCTACTGAAGAAATCGAAGCTATCCAAAAAGAAAACGAGGAATTAAAAAGTAAAATTGCTGAATTAAGCAAAGTAGAAGAAGTTGTGGAATTAGAGGAAACTCCAAAACCTATCACTTTTAATCCAGAAAATAAAAACGAGCCTAAATTAGAATATAAGATAGGCGCAAAAAGAGAGGCAACTCTAGAAGATAGAATTTTTAACAAATTATTTAATTAATAAATTATGGCTACAACAGCAAACATTACAACCTCGTATGCAGGTGAAGATGCAAAAAAATGGGTTAGCGCAGCATTACTTGAGGGTAATACATTAGCTAACAACTTAATTACAATTATGCCTAACGTAAAGTTCAAGGCAGTTATGCACCGTTTAGATTTAGGAGGCGGTTTAGTTGATTCAACTTGTGATTTCGCAGCAGCGGGTTCTTACACTTTGACAGAAAGATACCTTGTACCGAAGAAAGTGAAGCTTAATAAACAGCTATGCAAAAATGACTTTAACGATACATTTCAAGCCATTGAGCAAGGTTATTCAGCTCACGATGTATTACCGAAATCATTCGCTGATTACTTGTTAGCTTTACAAATTGCTAGTGTAGCTCAAGAAGTTGAGAACTACATTTGGACTGGTGATGCTTCAGTTTCTGGACAGTTTGACGGATTTTGTACATTATTAGCTTTAGATGCTGATTTACCAGCAGCACAAGAAACTCCAGCAGTTGGAGGAGGTGTTAATGCATCTAACGTAATAGATGAGCTTGGTACTTTTGTAGATACGATTCCACAAAGATTGTACGGTAAAGCAGACGGTGTGATATTTGTATCCCCTAATATTCATAGAGCCTATGTTCGTGCTTTGGGAGGGTTCTCTTCAATTGGCGCAAACGGTGTAGATAACAAAGGTACTACTTGGTACGGTGGTCAAACTTTATACTTTGATAACTTCAGATTAGAAGTAGCAAACGGATTGCCATCTGACACAATGATTTACTCATTAAAATCTAACTTGTTTTTTGGAACAGGACTTTTAAGCGACGAGAACGAAGTAAAAGTAATTGACATGTCTCCATTAGATGGTTCTGACAATGTTAGAATGGTAATGAAAATGAGTGCCTGTGTAAATTATGCCGTGGTTCAAGATATATGCACGTATGGTATAACTAACGCAGCTAACTAACAAGAATTATAAATCTTAATTAGGGTGGTGCAATAAACACCGCCCTTTTTTTTTAAATACTAAACAAAATGAGTTGTGATATTACCAACGGAGCTGGCGAGCCATGTAAGACGCTAAAAGGGGGATTAGATGCAGTATTCTTTATTAACTATGGAATTGAAGATGCTGACATTACTTATGATGGAGTTAATACAGATGTAATTGACGACGTTAACGGAGTTACTAATCTTTATAAGTTTGATTTAAAAGGTACAAATTCATTTGACCAAGTTATCAACTCAAGTAGAGAAAACGGTACTACTTTCGTGGAGCAAACTTTAAAATTACAGTTAAAGTCTCGCGAGATTGCTGTAATGAAGACAGTTAAAATGATGGCTTATGGACGTCCTCACGTAGTTATTAAAACTCGTAACGGTAAGTATTACCTTGCTGGATTAAAAAGAGGTATGGAGTTAACTACAGCGAATATCAATAGCGGTGTTCAAATGGGTGATTTTAACGGTTATGACATTACTATGGTAGGTCAAGAGGAGTTAGAAGCTAATTTATTAGATTGTACAACCGACGCAGCATTAGCTACATTATTTTCTTCTGCTACTATTGTAAATTCTTAGTATATTTGCATAGACATTTTTTGAATTATAAAACGATTAAGGGAAGATATTAACGCAAATCAAACGATTCACTTTATAACTAAGTCGGAATTTTGGGATTTGTTTCTATTAACCGATGAGCAAACAAAAGAAGTGGTTAATATCGAGGGTTTTTCCTATGTTATTGGTGATTACACAACGGCATTAACATTTAATTTTTACGGTAAAGTTAAACAGAATAGAGCCTACACTTTTGAATTAATTAGCTCAGTTAGTGAAAGGGTAGTATTTAGAGATAAAATGTTTTGTACGAATCAAATTAACTTAGAAAACTACAAGATTACAAACGGTAAGTTTACCGAAAACACAACTAACAATGACTTTATAATATATGAGTAATCACATACTACAGTTAGCAGCATACAAACAGCCCGAAGTTGTTGAAAGTAACCAAAAAGAATGGGTAGAGTATGGCGCGGATAACAACTATTTTCAGTATTTAATCGATCGTTACAACGCTTCTACTACAAATAGTGCTGTAATTGGTAACATTTGTAAATTAATCTTTGGTAGGGGCTTAACGGCGGTTAATGCGAATCAAAAGCCTAACGAGTACGCACAAGCACTAGCTTTATTTTCTGCTGAAGATTTAAAGAAAATCATTACCGACCGAAAAATGTTAGGTCAATGTGCGCTTCAATTACATTACGATAAAACGCACAAAAAAATATTAAAGGCTTATCATATTCCTGTACACTTGTTACGTGCTGAGAAGTGCAATAAAGACGGTGAAATTGAAGCCTATTATTATTCTGATGATTGGACTGACACGAAGAAATACGAGCCTAAACGAATTAGTGCTTTTGGTTTTGGTAATTCAGAAATCGAAATACTATATTACAAGCCTTATTCGGTTGGGTTAAAGTATTACTCAAATCCTGATTACCTTGCAGGGCTTCCATATTGCGAACTAGAAGAAAGAGTTTCTAAATACTTGAATAACTTAGTATCAACAAGTTTTTCACCTAAAAGTATAATTAATTTTTGTAATGACATACCCTCAGAGGAGAAACAGGATGAGATAAAAAGAAAAATAATTGACCAATTAACAGGAGAAAGTGGAAGTCAACTAATTGTTTCTTTTAATGCTAATCAAGAAAGTAAAACAACAGTAGAATCACTTCCTGTTAGTGATGCAGACAAACAATATGCTTATGTAGCTGAGGAGGCACTAAGAAAGATTCTTTTAAGTCATCAAGTAACAAGCCCTTTATTGTTTGGAATAGCAACAACTACAGGTTTTAGTGCAAATGCAGACGAGTTAAAGAATAGTGCTATCTTATTTGATAATATGGTAATTAAGCCTTACCAAGATGAGATAATTGAAATGTTAGATATGGTGCTTAATTTTAATGGTATTGATTTAAAATTAAAGTTTAAAAGGTTGAACGTTCTTGAAGATGGGGAGCTAACTAATAAAGATACAGCACCCGTCGAAATGAGTTCACAAGAAATAGATTTAAGCGGTTATGGTGAAGTTTTAGACCCTAAAGAATGGATGTTAATAGATTCATTCGATGAAGATGGTAGCGAAGTTTTCGACTTCGATAAAGAGCCTACGACATTATCAAAGGTTTGGGATTTCGTAAAAACAGGAGTTGCAAACCCAATGGCAAAGAGTGAGCAAGATGCTATTGTAAAAGATGTGAAATTTATCACTAGATATAGATATACAGGTTTAGTAAGACCTAATACTAGAGCGTTCTGCAAGGCTATGTTAGCAGCGGATAAGCTATATAGATGGGAGGATTTGTTAAAGATGTCAAAAGACCCAAATGTA